GGATGTTGTGGGGCCTTGGTCTGTCGGGTAATGCGTTCAAAAAAGTGTATTTCGACCCTAATCTAACTCGTCAGGTGTCCCTCTTTGTACCGGCTGAAGACATTGTGGTGCCTTACGGCGCGTCAAGCCTGGAGACTTCTGAGCGTGTAACCCACGTGATGCGTAAGACAAAGAATGAGCTGCGCAAGCTACAGGTCATGGGCTTTTACAGAGATGTCGAGCTAGACGACCCCACCGACACGCTGGACGAAATTGAGAAAAAGATCGCTGAGCAGATGGGCTTTAAGGCAACTCAGGATGATCGGTACAAGATCCTTGAGATGCATGTCTATTTAGATTTAGAAGGATACGAAGATAAGGATGAGAAGGGTAAGAAGACTGGGATTGCCCTGCCGTATGTTGTGACAATCGAAAAAGGTACTGAAACTGTCCTGTCTATCCGACGCAATTACCACCCGGATGATCCTAACAAACAGAAGAGGGACCATTTTGTACACTATGGCTATGTACCTGGATTTGGCTTCTATTGTTTTGGCCTTATTCATCTCATCGGCGCTTTTGCTAAATCCGGAACGTCGATACTTCGTCAGCTTGTTGATGCTGGTGTTCTGTCTAATCTTCCTGGTGGCTTTAAGACTAAGGGCCTTAGGGTAAAAGGCGACGACACACCAATCGCTCCAGCCGAGTTCCGTGACGTAGATGTGGCCTCAGGCACCATCAAAGACAACATTATGACGCTCCCGTACAAGGAGCCTAGCCAAGTTCTCTATACATTGCTTGGCACAATCGTTGAGGAAGGCCGACGCTTTGCTTCTGCGGCTGACCTCAAGGTCAGCGACATGTCGGCGCAGTCCCCCGTAGGGACGACTCTTGCCATATTAGAAAGAACTCTGAAGGTGATGAGTGCGGTTCAAGCCCGTATTCACTACGCCATGAAGCAGGAGTTCAAGCTATTAAAGAACATCATCCGTGATTACACGCCCGAAGACTACGACTATGATCCGGTTGAGGGGCCGCCTCGTGCAAAAAGATCCGACTACGACATGGTTGAGGTCATGCCGGTATCGGACCCTAACTCGGCAACTATGTCTCAGAAGGTTGTCCAGTACCAAGCAGCCCTTCAACTAGCTCAATCCGCCCCCCAGCTTTATGACCTTCCGCTTCTGCACCGCCAGATGTTAGAGGTCTTGGGGATTCGCAACGCAGCCAAGTTAGTACCTATCGAAGATGACCTTAAACCAAAAGATCCGGTATCAGAGAATATGGACGCCCTCAATGAGAAGCCCCTCAAAGCGTTCATTTATCAAGATCATGCAGCGCATATTACGGTTCACATGAGTATGCTCCAAGACCCTGTGACGATGCAGATTCTCCAGCAGAATCCAAAAGCACAGATGATTGGAGCGGCTTTCATGGCGCACATCATGGAACATTTTGGCTTCCAGTACCGCAAAAATATTGAAGATAAGATTGGCGTTCCATACCCAGCACCGAATGAAGAGATGCCTGAGGAGATGGAAGTTGAGATTTCTCGTCTGGCAGCGGCTGGCGCCCAGAAGCTTCTACAGGCTAACCAGGCCATGATTGCTCAACAGAAAGCTCAGCAAGCGGCACAAGATCCGATTGTGCAGATGCAGCAACAAGAGCTTCAACTTAAGGCCGCTGAGCAACAACGCAAAGCCCAGAAAGATCAAACCGACGCACAGCTCAAGATGCAACAACAGCAGATTGAGCAGCAAAGAATCGCATCTCAGGCTGAGATTGAAGGAGCCAAGCTTGGTGCCCAGATTGCTCGTGAGCGTACACAGCAAGAGTTTGATGCAGCAGCTCAAGCCGCAGATGAGCAAATTAAAGGGGTGGAATTAGGCTTAAAAATGGGTGAGGTAATGCAGCCTCCTCAACAACCTAAAGGAAAGTAAATGGATGCATTAAAGTTTTTGTCGAACCAAATTCAAGAAGAACGCAAACGTATGGCGGATGACTTGGCTGATGGTATGGCAAAGGATCACAGTGAATATAAGTACTACTGTGGTGTTGTGCGAGGGCTATTAATAGCTAATAGCCTGATTCTTGAACTTTCAGAAAGGTTGGAAAAAGCTGATGAGTGAAATCCTTATTGGGTCTACAAGCGATCCAAACGAAGCAACAGTATTACCCGAAACGCCCGAACAGAAAGCAAAACAGCTTCCAGATCCGTCTGGTTATCGCATTCTTTGCGGGATTCCTGAAATTAAGGACGAATATGACAATGGTTTGGTAAAAGCCGATTTAACAATGCGGCATGAGGAACTACTAACCACTGTACTTTTTGTTATGAAGATGGGTCCAGATTGTTATAAAGATGAGTCTCGGTTCCCTTCTGGCCCTTGGTGTAAAGAGGGAGACTTCATTTTGGTTCGCCCACACGCAGGTACGCGGGTAAAAATCCACGGGCGGGAGTTCCGCATTATCAACGATGACGCTGTCGAAGGGGTTGTAGAAGACCCCCGAGGCATTAGTCGCGCATAGGGAGTAAATCATGGCTGAAGAAAAAGATATTGAAGAACAAGAAGTTACAGACGTTCAGGAGACTGAACAGGAGAAAGATTTTGAGCTTGAGATAGAGGACGATACCCCAGAAAAAGACAGGGGGCGTCAGCCTTTACCGCAGGAGATGGTCAAAGAGCTTGAGGAAGATGAGCTTGAAGACTATTCCGAGAAGGTAAAGAACCGCCTTATTCAGATGAAAAAGGTCTGGCACGACGAGCGTAGAGCTAAAGAATCAGCTTTGCGTGAGCAACAAGAGGCCATTTCATTAACTCAGAGGCTGATGGAAGAGAATAAAAAGCTCAAAGGTCGGCTATCTGAGGGTGAGAAATCTCTGATTACCACGGCTACAAGCGCTGCTGAGCTAGAGATGGAGATGGCTAAGCGGGCATATAAAGAGGCTTATGACTCGGGTGACACAGATAAAATTGTGGAAGCCCAGGAGAAGCTGAATAATGCCGGTTATCGTCTTCAGAGGTTGAAAGGGTATAAACCCCCTTTACAAGAAGAAAATAATGGTGTACAAAATCAGCAAGTGCAAACTCAAGCACCCCAGTTAGATCAGAAAACTGCTGAATGGCGTAGACAAAATACGTGGTTTGGGCAAGACGAAGAGATGACGGCAGCGGCGCTAGGGTTACATCAGAAATTAGAAAAACAGTACGGTGCTAACTACATCGGTACTGACGAATATTGGAGTACGGTCGATAAGACCATGAAAAAACGATTCCCTGATTATTTTGGGGAAGACGACGAAGCGGTAGAGGCCAAACCTCAACGCACAGAAAAACCGGCTACGGTTGTAGCACCAGCGTCTCGCAGCACCGCCCCCAAAAAAGTGGTGTTAAAACAGTCGCAGATAGCATTAGCTAAAAAACTTGGACTCACTCCTGAGCAATATGCGAGGGAATACGCGAAAACGATGGGAGCTTAATCATGGCTGAGAACAGAATTGCACGTGAACTTGAATCAAGAGCTAAGACCGAAAGGCCAAAGCAGTGGCAACCCGCTTCATCTTTGCCGCCCCCGAACAAAGAACCAGGATATGCGTATCGCTGGATCAGAGTTTCGACATTGGGGCAGTCTGACGCACGAAATGTTTCTGCTAAGTTTCGTGAAGGTTGGGAACCGGTAAGGATTGAGGAACAGCCACAGTTTAAATTTTTGGTTGATCCAAGCAGTCGATTCAAAGACAACATTGAGGTTCAGGGGTTATTACTCTGCAAAACTCCAGAAGAGTTTGTTCAACAGCGTAGTGAGTACTTCCAGCGCAAGAACAATGCTCAGATGGAGTCTGTGGACAATAACTATATGCGAGAGAACGATCCAAGGATGCCGCTCTTTAAAGAAAGGCGCACCACAACATCGTTCGGTCGTGGTCAATAATTTCTTAATGAGGTAATTTAAGATGGCAACTACTGCTACCCCCTACGGGCTAAAACCCGTAAAGCGAGCTGACGGAATGCCTTACGCTGGCGCCACAAGTTCGTATCTTATCGACCCCGCTGGCTTTGCAGACAACATCTTTAATGGTCAAGTTGTCTATATCAATGCTAACGGTTATATCAACATTGTTACTGGTACCGGTGCTGACGCCACCACTAACGCTTGGCCTGCTGGTAGTTCTGGCACTTCTGGCGCTATTGGTGTTTTCGTTGGTTGTGAGTATGTAAATACTCAAGGGCAGGTAATTTTTTCTCAGTACTATCCTGCTAGTACTACCGGTGTTGTGAAGGCTTACGTTGTTGACGATCCTAACGTTCTGTTCCAAGCTCAGCTTGACGGCGTAGCAGATCAGTCTGACATCGGCGCTAACACTTTCTTTGCTGCTTCTCAGGTTGACGGCAGTGGTGACAGTGTTGGTTCTACTACCACCGGTAACTCAACCTCTGCTCTGGACGCAACTACTGTAACTACTACGGCAGCTTTTCGTATCGTTGCATTTGCTTCTCCGGCTTCCGACGCTTTCCCTGATGTGTTGGTTAAGATCAACCCATCTTGGCACAGCATGACCGTAAACGTTGGCCTGTAAGGAGATAAAAAATGGCTATTTCACGCGCACAACTACTTAAAGAACTCCTGCCAGGACTTAATGCTTTGTTCGGTCTTGAGTATGCTCGCTATGGCGAGGAGCATAAGGAGATTTTTGAAACCGAAACTTCTGAGCGTTCATTTGAAGAGGAAACCAAGCTTTCTGGCTTTGGTACCGCTCCTGTCAAAAACGAGGGTTCTTCCATCGCTTATGACAACGCACAGGAAGCTTTCACGGCTCGCTATACACACGAGACGATTGCTCTTGGATTCTCTATCACTGAAGAAGCAGTTGAGGACAACCTCTATGACTCGCTCTCCAGCCGATACACCAA